CACCCCAGCACCGCCCCCCCGCGTAGTCTCCAGCCACTTACACGGTAAAATCGAGTTCACGGTTGAGGGCCGCCACTTGATCCGCCGGAAGATCCGGACACGAGCAGGCACGAACGTGATCTACGCACGAAAACTCCACTGGCAGGGGCACGAGTTCATGCCGCAAGCGCTCCAAGCGACGAAGAAGAAGTTTTCCCAGATCACGAGAGCTACCGCGAACCGAAGAGGCGGGCGCCGCCGATGACCCTCGCAACAGAGACCGCTGTCTGGAATCACCTCAACACCTACGCCCCGCTGACTGCTCTGCTCGGGACCTTCCAGGGCTCGCCCGCGGTATTCCTGGGCAACGTCCCCGAGCAGCCGGACGACGTCGCGCCCGAGTTCGAGTCCTATGTGTTCATCGATTCCCCCTATTCGATGGAAGACGAGAGCACGAAGACGAGCCCGGACCGAAACAGCGCCTGGGAGTCGATCAAGGTGGTGGCCTGCGTCCCTCGCAAGTTCTCCATGGTCGAGGTCCACCTGCTCGAAGAGCAGATTCTGGAGCGTCTCAACCGCTCTGTGATCGCACCTTACAGTAACTACGCTTTCCGAGATGTGTGGTGCCTGCCAGGGGTGGGGCTCGACGATGACTACTATCTGCGGCGGGTCCTCGACCTGACGGTCTACGCCGAGCAGACGGCGCTCTGATGGCCGCATTCATCTGGCCGGCAGAGCTGCCCCAGTCAATCCGGCTCGGCGCTCAGATCGTCCTGGCAGACAATGCCGAGCACTTCGAGACGTCCTCTGGTCCCGGGAAGACTCGCCGCCGATTCACAGTCGGCATCGAGCACGTGGTGGCGCCTCTCGCGCTGACCGATGCGCAAATGATCGTTTTCACGGACTTCTTCGAGAAGACACTGCAGCACGGCGCAAAGAATTTCAGCTGGTGGCATCCGATCACCAACGACTCCGTCGACATGAAGTTCAGCCCCGGCGGCCCCCCTGCCCTTGAGCTGATACGAGGCGGGACGACTCCGCTCTGGGCCGGGACGATGCGGCTCGATATCGTGCCCGCTGAATCCACCCCGAGCATCCAAGCGTATGAACCCCCTGTCGATGCGCCGCAGAATGCTTTCGACTTCGGCAGCGTCACCGACGAGTGGATGTTCGAGACCGACGACACGTTCGGCACGCTGTTCTCAGATCCCAACGGGGCGGGCTTCTCGTATGCGGGCTGGGTGAAGATGGCACTCACGACGGCCCCGCTGCTTATGCCGATCTTCGGCTCGTCCGATCACGTCTCCAATCACGCCGAAGACTCAAGCCTATTCGTCGGCGGCGTCCTCAACACAGAGACGATACGATTTCACGTTTCTGACTCCGCAGACGGCCAGCCGCAGAACTGGAGCGAGACGGACCCATTCGTGCTGGACGACCTGCTCTGGCATTTCATCGCCTGCGTCTGGGACCCGATCGCGGTCGGCTCGCGTCGGGTGCGGCTCTACTTCGACGGCGTGCTGGTCGGAGCGGGCGGCAATCACCCGGGTGATCTGGCGGAGACCTGGGCGCGTCCGTTCTGGATCGGGCAGGCCACGGAGGCGGTCTTCGCTTTCCTGTACTACAAGGGGCTGCAGACGCATAATACCGGCTGGGATGGCCCGCTATCCGATGCCGAGGTCTGGGCTCTCTGGGGCGGGACCGACAACCCAGGCGTCCCGCCGAACCTGGCAACGCGGACAGGATTCAAGCAACCCCTCGTCTTCTGGTACCACCCCGACGGCTACACCCCAGCTCAGGGAGCGGTCGTCACAGACCACTCTGGCTCGGGCAATCATGCGAAGGACGCTGGACCAGAGTGGCCAGTGGGTGTTGCGGCGGACGTTCCGCCGAACCCGTGAGACGATAGAAGGAGATTCAAATGGGAGTATCGGGCACATCGATCCTATTCACAGTAGAAACGGCGGTGGCTGATACGTTCGTCGCCGTCGGGTCGCAGCGCGATGGGAACTGGTCCTACAATACCGGGGTCGTCGACCTGTCCAGCAAGGACAGCAACGATTTTGTCGGAGCGCCTGGCCAGACCAGCGGCTCGGTCGACATCTCGGGTCTGTACGTGCCCACGGATGCTGGCCAGGTCCTGCTTCAGGCCGCGGCCGACGATGGAACCGCGATCCGGCTTGAGCGGGTCGAGGGCGTCACCGACGGCACAGCAGGCAGCGGTACGGATATCCAGTACGCCAACTTCGTGCTGACGGCCTTCACGAAGTCCGCACCCGATCACGGCGCCTCAATGTTCAGCGGGACGCTTACGCGAATCGGTCCCTGGGCGGCGTCGATTCCCTGATGACAAAAGAAACCCCCGAAATGTCAGCTAAGGGAATTCTGGGCGAGAGGCGCATCTGTATCGACGGAGTCGAGAGAACGATACGGATGCACCTCCTCGCTCAGCAGGAGATCATCGAGGCACTGGGGCTGGAGACGATCGCAGAACTGCCCCGGCGTTTCGTCGGCCACCCTCCGGACGTGATGGCCGTGGTGATTCGGGCGTCGCTGATCGGAGAGCCGTCGATGACACTGGACGAGGTCCGCATGGCCAGCATGTCGCAGATTCACGCTGTCAAGGCGGTGTTCGAGTGCATGAACCTGAATCTGGTCGGCAACCCCGAAGGCAGCAACCCCTTTCCAGACGAGGTGGATGATGAGGACGAGGCAGAGGAGGATGCCGAGGGAAAATAGAGCGCGCGACCGAGAAGCCCTGGGACATCTGGGAAGCGCGTGCACATGCTCGGGTAGCCTGGGGGATGGGCTCGGAGGAATTCCTCAACCTGTCGTGGTTCGAGTACATCATGCTGCATCGAGCCGAGGCAGAGCAGGAAGAGGCCGCGCGCAAGCGGCTCAGGATGGGCGCCTGGTGGAATGCGTATGTTACGTGTGGGAAGATGCTGCCAGACTTCGCTGAGTTCGTTGACGGGCCGCCCAGGCTGACGAAGAAGCAACGCAGGGAGCGCGACGAGGACATGGCGGCAGATCATCAGGAGATTCTAAGCATGCATGGATACAACCCGGACGGCACGAAGGGCGCAACGGGGTAGGCAATGGCGAAGGAAAGGCTGGGCGAGGCATTTGTTGAGGTCACAGTCACCGGAGACAAGCTCGACGCTGGCCTGACGAAGGCCGAGAAGAAGACCGAGAAATCCGTTAAGACGATGGAAAAGAGTTGGGGCGGCCTGAGCAAGTCGATCAAGGGCGCGGCAACCGCAATGGGCATATATGCCGCTGCCGCTGCGGCGTCGAAGTTTAATACCTTCGTCCGCGATGCCGTCGCTGCGGGCGATGCCGTCTCGAAGATGTCGAGCAAGCTGGGCATCTCCACCGACTTCGTCCAGAATGCTGGCTTCGCAGCGGAGAGGAGCGGAGTTCAGTTCGCAACGCTCTCGATGGCGATGCAGCGCTATACGAGGCGTGCAGCCGAGGCGAACAAGGGAACCGGAGAGGCGAAGAACGCCGTGAAGGAGCTGGGGCTGAAGCTGCAGGACACGGGCGGCAAGCTCAAGAGCACGGAGACGCTCTTTCGAGAGGCCATGAAGGCTCTGTCCGGAGTGGAGAACGCAGCCGACAGGGTCCGGCTGGCTATGAAGCTGTTTGACTCCGAGGGCGTCGCGCTCGTAAACATGGCGGAGAACTTCCAGGCTCTGACGAAGGAGGCCGAGCTACTTGGAATCGCGCTCGACGAGGCCACAATCCAGAAGGCCGTCCAGGCAGCCGAGGAGCTGACGAAGCTCGACGCGGCCTGGGCGAAGCTGTCTAACACCATCGCAATCAATGCGGCCCCAGCCCTGACTGGTGCCGTCAATTCAACGACGAGCGTCATGGACACATTCTTCGACTGGATGGCTCCGAAGATCGAGGGCCTCGCGTTCATGTGGAAAGCGATGGCGGGTCCGATCGAAGACACGGCGGAACTCGTTACCGATGCGATGCGGGCGGCCGCTGCTTCAGGAGGGACGGCGAAGAAGTCGGACCCCTTCGGCTTCCTGCGCACTCCCAGTGAGGATGATAAGCATCGGCGGCGCCGAGAGGTGGTCGAGTCTTCCAAGCAACTCCGACGCCAGATCTCGGACCTGGAGACCTTCCAGAAGGAGCAGGACCGGATACGGCAGGAGGCGCAGGCCAAGTCGATCAAGGCGCTCGAAGAGCAGGGCAAGAAAGCAAAGGAGGTGTGGACGACCTACACCGAGGGAATGAGCGCCGCGATGGCGGACATGGTGATCAAGGCTGATTTCTCCTTCACGGAGCTGGGCGAGTTGTTCGCTCGGAACTTTATCGAGAGGTCTGTGCAAAAGGGCTTCGACTACATATTCGAGGCCATGGCGCAGCTGATCGGCGGCGCGTTCTCGTCAAGCTTCTCGGGCTTCAGTCGTGGAGGGGGCACAGTCGGCGTGCCGATGAAAACGCCCGGAGGATTCGACTCCGGAGCAGTCACGGCACGGCCGCGGACCCCGATGGGCGGTGGCGCTGTTGCCGGCGCTCCGATCATCAACGTGCACGACGAGGTCGGAGTCAACGTCGAAGCCAGGACGGGCAGTCGCGGGGAAATTGAGATGTGGATCTCCGGCGTCATCGCGAAGGACTTCGCCAACGGTGGGCCGGCCCGGCGTATGCTGCAGAACGTCGCGCCATTCCGTCCGGTGGGGAGGAGCTGATGGCGCTCGACCCCTGGCCCGCTGAGCTGCCTCAGACGCTCTTTCTGGATAGCGGCCTGGCTCTGCCCGATAACGTCGTGCACGCCTCGGACGTGGGCGGTGGTAAGACGAGGATGCGAAGCACGCTCGGGACGCAGGGCATACGCGGCCGGATCGTTCTCGACGGAACCCAGGCCGTGCGGCTGCGCTCGTTCTATGACGGGGACCTCGGAGGCGGATCCCTGCCGTTCGTCTGGGCGCATCCGATCACTGGTGTAGATATGCAGATGCAGTTCTCCCCGGGGACGCCGCCGGAGTTGATTGTGATCGTCGGCAACGCAGACCCGTCGCTGGTACTCTGGGCGGGAGTGTTGGCTCTGCGAGTCCTGAGGGTGGATGCATGAGAGACGCGCTGTCGGATGAGATGAGGACTTCTCTCCTGGTGGAGGAGACGAAGGAAATCCCCCTCATGTTCCTTCACTTCGCCATGCCCACGTCGAATCTACGCCTGGTGCGAAACACCGAGCCCGTCGTAAGCGGAGGCAACGAATATCTAGCCTACTCGGGGCTGCAGGTGACCATCCCGCACGAGACGGACCAGCAACTCCCGGTGGTCGAGATGTCCGTGCCCAATGCCGATCAGGTGATTCTGCAGGAGCTGGGGACGCTCGCCGCCACGGTCCCAACGACCCTGTTCATGGCCCTGGCATCCGACCCCGAGGACATCCAACTCAGCTACCTGTTGGAGCTCCATGCTGTCGAGTGGGACGAGGAGAAGATTTCCACAGACCTCGTATATGGGGACATCGTCATTTTCAACTTTCCCGGGTGGACTTCGACGCCGAACAATAACCCGGGCACACATTGAGGGATGAGGGATTCGGGGAATATGTCGGGCTCAAGCACCAGGCATTCGGGCGAGACAGAATCGGCATCGATTGCTGGGGCCTGGTACGCCTCGTATACCGGGAGCGCCTGGGCGTTGAACTCAACTCACTGGATTCGGGCTACGCCGCCTTGTCGGATCGGGAGGCTATCGAAGACGTCTATCTCGAGGAGTGCGCTCAATGGCTCGAAGTGACGACCCCGCAGGCTCTGGACGTCGTGATATTCCGGCTTCGCAGGCGCTGGTCGCATGTCGGCCTGATGGTGAATCCTCGGGACTTCCTGCACTCCTATCACGGCAAAGCACTATCGGGCATCGAGAGCTTGACCGACAAGCTCTGGGAGCTGAAGCAGACGAGGTTCTACCGGCTGCCATCGAGGTCGTCGAGCTGCCGGAGTTCTTCAGCGTAAAGCAGACACGCCGCTGGATCCTGCCGGCAACTAATCTCGCGAATATCATCGACGCGGCCGCAACGCCAAACGGCTCCGTCTCGTGCTGGGTCAACGAGGTCCCGGTGGATCTGGCCATGGCTCATCACCTCATGTGCGAGCCCGGGGACCAGGTGGTGATTCGAGCCGTCCCCCAGGATCACGAGGACGCGAAAATCGCTCAGACCGTCATCTCGATGGTCGCCACGATCGCGGCCGCGCTCGCCCCCGCGTATGCGCCCTGGATCATGCTCGGCGCTGCAGCCATCAACGTGGGCCTCTCCCTGGCGTTCCCTCCGCCCTCTCCCAGCGTCCCGCATCCGGGCACCCCGAGAGGTGCGCTCGAATCGGCGGCGACGCTCGTCGGCTCCAGAAACCGCCTGATGCCGTATGGGGCGATACCTGTCGTCATCGGTGAGAGCCATCGCCACTTTCCTCCGCTGGCGGCTGCGCCGTACACCGAAACAGTGGGCGGGGAGCAGTTTATCCGGCTGGTTTACATGATCCACCATGGTCGATGCACGTTTCCGATCGAAGAGGTCATGATCGGGCAGAACCCTCTCTCGACCTACGCGGACATCGAGACGGAGGTCCGCAACGGATATACCGCGCAGGAGGGGTCGGACCTGTTCTCGCTGGACGTGACCGAGAACGTGGTTGACCACAACCTCAATGCCGACGACCACACAATCGGCGAGTGGAGAGAATACGGGACGACTCCCGACGCCACCGAATTCTCGATGGACTTGACGGCGCCTGGCGGCCTTCTCGCCATCACCAGTAACGGGTCGATGATCGGTTACACCATCCGCTTGCGATGCGAGTATCGGACGAACCTCGTCGCGTCGAGCTGGCTGCCTGTGGAGCCCGAGCTGGCCAGCGGCGTCGGGATGAGCCTAACGCCCTCCGACACGTTCGAGATCACCCAGTCCGCCCGCGGCCGGATGCATCGAGGGATCCGCTTCACGTTCCCCGTGGTGTACCAGGACGGATATTTCGTGCGGATCCGGATTGAATCCGAGGGCGCAGACTCCGGCGCATATGGCACCTATTCAAATTGGGTGACCGACCTCAACGTCTCTCGGTTCCGATCGATCAAGCCCGGCGTCCTCTTCGCTGGAGACCTTGAGCACGTCTCCACTCTCGCGCTCCGGATTCGTGCATCCGACCAGTTTAATGGAATGATCGACACGCTCAGCGTCATGGCATACCCCGAGGTCGCAGAATGGGATTCGGTCACGGGCTGGAGCGACAAGGCTGGCGTGCCCTACTGGGTGAACGAGCCGGAGGCCGCCTGGCACTATGCGAACCTGATCCGGGGCTACCCGTGCAAGGCCCCTGTGGATGATGCGATCATAGATCACGAGAACCTGAACAACTGGCGAAACTATGCCAATGCGAATCAATGGGAAGTGTCCGGAGTCATCGCGACCCAGGAACAGACTCAATACTGGATGGAGCAGATAGCAGCGACTTCTCGCGCCATCCCGTCGCGCATCGACGGCAAGTTCGGAGTGATCTTCGATCAGCCGTTCACGAATCCCGCCCAGCTCATCTGTGATCGGAATTCACGCAACGCAAGGGGCCGCCTGTCGATCGAGGACCAGCCGCACGCCGTGCGTGTGCGCTTCCAGGATAAGGATTCCAATTACCAGGTCGTCGAGCGCGAAGTCCCATGGGACGGGTACAACGTCCGTCAGGACGACATGGGCCCGACCCCTGCGACCGAGTTCGTCGACCTTCCATTTTGGGGCATCTCCGATGCAGCGACGGCCCGCAAGCATGGCCGCTACCACCTGGCCGCCGGACGGCTGCGCCCCCGCGTCATCATGCGGGACATGGACTTCGAGCACTTGCGATGCAATCGCGGCGATATGGTGCTCTATCAGGATCGGGCGAGCCTGCTCGGCACGGAGTCCTGCCGGATTGCCACCGAGCCCGCGGTCGACGGAACGCTGCGAACCTTCGACGTCGACACGGCCCCTTTCATCTCGTTCAATGGGACCGAGTCCTATCTGATGATCGTCCGCAAGTCGGACGGGCTGATCGAGGTGACGGCGGCTCCGATCATTTGGAGCGGCCACCCGGCCGACCCATACCTGCGAGAGATCACGATCGACACAGCAGGATTCGACCCGGTCACGGAGGTCGCGCAGGGTGACCTGGTGGCGTTCGTCACGGAGGACGCTGGCGTGACCGAGATGGTCGTTGTCGGCATCCATCATGCGGACGGCCTGACTGCAACCGTCACCATGATGGATCACGCCCCGGCAATCGGCGACGCAGACTCGGGACCCGTGCCGCCCTGGGATCCGGGGCTCTCCGCTCCGGTTGTCCGGGATGCTGAGCTGCCCCTGCCTCCGATCATCACTGGCGTAGTGTCGGACGAGACGGCGATGACGTGGGACGCAGGGGGCTCCCTCGTTGCGCGGATCCTCGTGTCCTTCCAGCTCGCGGATTCGGGACCAGTCGCTGACCGAATCGTCGGGCAATATCGGCTCATCAACGAGGACGACAACGACATAACGCACCCCTGGAAGAACCCCTCCGAGGTCAGCCCGCACAATGGCCAGATTGCGTTTTTCCCGATCGAGGACGGCGCGCTATACGACCTTCGGATTCGGGCAGAGTCAGAGGGCAAGCCTAGCGAGTGGCAACTCTGGGGACGGCACCGGGCAGTCGGGCGCAGCACGCCTCCGCCGACGCCGGAGAACCTCAACATCAACCCGAGCAACGTCATCACCTGGGACATGCCGGCCGAGCCCGTCGACCTGGCTGGCTACCTGCTTCGCTTTAAGATGGGCGGAGGCACGCCGAAGTGGAGCCAGGGCCAGCCGGCGCACGGCGGCATTCTGACGGAGCGGGACCATCCGCTCTCCAAGTTTCCCAACATCCACCGCTCGGTTGAGATAACGCTGATGGTCAAGGCGATCGACGTCGCAGGGAACGAGTCGGGCGACCCCGACAACCCGGCCGGCACGGGCTTCGCCTGGGTCGTGACGACACTCACCGACGGGATCCTGCCGAATGTCATCTGGCAGCAAGTGGTCAACCCGGCATGGACTGGCTCAAAGATCGATTGCACAATTGACGGGTCGGGATTCCTTGTCGCGAATGCTGAGGTCAATCTCTTCTGGACCGGAAACGACAACGAGCTTTTCTACAAGCCCGACGGTGACCTGTTCTGGGCGGACAAGTATCTACGGATGTCGTTCCAGTCGTTATTCGTTTGCGGCGCCGCTGGTGACATGGCGCTAACGATTGACGCCGACGGGGAGTTCGAGGTTCTGTACTCCATCAACTTCGGGCCGACCCTAAAGTGGCCCGGCTCGCTGGCCGTCGGTCCTGGTGACGTCTTCATCTACAACATACAGATTCCTGCCGGCACGACCCAGGGCGTGATTCGGTCCCTCTCCTGGGACATCGACGTCGACGACAAGAGGGAGAAGCTTTTCGGCTTCGTCTCTCTCGGGGCTCCGGGCGGCGACGTCGTGGCGCCTGTCGGCACCTTCTATGCGATCACCCAAGTGATCACCACACTGAGGGCACAGGCGGCGCCGCTGCCCGCGGCCCAAGCGTTTTATTGCACTGTCCACAACTTCGGAGCCGGCGGAGGGCCCTGGCCTCCCGGTGGTCCGCTTATTGAGTGGTTCGACGTCCTGAGCGCGACGGCTCCGGCCGGAACGGTCTTCGACGTTGAATTCATAGGGTATTGATATTGATATGGCAGACCTCCCGGCCGCAGGGCTCATCAGCCACGAAGATACAATCGAGATTGCGTCGAAGACGAACTTCGAGAACCTGGTCGACGTTCTGGGCCAGCGCTACGGATACGGCCCACCGATCACCCACACGATCGAGTCGGGCTCCGTCTCTCCGGTTTTCTGGGCGTCTCGCGTGGGCTCGGAGACAGGCTCGGGCGATCCAGACGTACTTGACACGATCGACACGGCGGCATTCCCAAACGGCATGATCATCTCGATATGGGTGCTGACGAACCACACCGTCACATTCAACACCCAGGGAAACCTGATTCTGGCAGGCGCGTCGTCCGTGACGATATCGGCGGACCAGGAAAATGCATTCTTCATTCTCAACGCTGGGACGTGGTTCCTGCTCCATGTGCACAGGGACGACCCCCCTACGGCTCGCGCTGATCTCGGGCTCGGCACTGCCGCAACGGGCACTGTAGCATCAGGCGGAGGACTCGATGCGGATAAATGCAAGGGGCAGCACGCGAGCGACTTCGCTCTGGGCACGGCAGGCAACGCAGACGACGCAGCGCAACTCCAAGGGATCGACGGCGCTAGCTTTGTCGAGAAGGCCAGCACGTCAGAGCAGCTATTCGAGGGTGTTATCCGATGCAATGATTCGACGGTCGGCATCCAGGACGACCGGCCCCAGCTCGAGCTAAGGGACGCTGCGAGCATCCCGACACCGAAACCCCGCACGCTTCTCGCCCTCGATTCAATACTGGGCAACGCGCATATTCTTGAATACGAGGCCGACGGCTTTACGATAAGGTCTGGCTTCCTGCTTCTCCCGAACCTGCCGCCGCTGATGTATGTCCCTGGCAGTGGATGGGTGGAGATATGGGGAGGCCACCTCGGGACGAGGAATAATGTCAATATCCGATCCTTCGACGTCACGCTGAGCATTGCCGTCACTGCTCCGAGCGGTATCGTGCAATTCATGTCGTCGCCCGAACTGTTGCCAGTGGCCGCGCTGGATAGGGTGATCGGGCTCGACGTGCTCAGCATGACGAATAGCGCAGGCGGCTCGGTTGCGATCACGGGCCCGCTCTGGTGGTTCATCGGGCGCGAGAGCGGGGAAGTGTTTTACCGACAGGTATCAACCTGGGTGGGTAGCGGGGCTCAGAACTATACAGTGGATTTCAGCGGCACGCTGACCTACGCCTGCAGAGTGCGGTATTTGGAGGATATCTGATATGGCCGACCTTCCGGACCCCGGACACATCAGCGACGACGCCCGCACCCAGGTCGAGATGCAGACCGACTTCGAGAAGCTGCGCGACCAGCTCGCTCAGCGGGTTGGCTATGGTGATCCGGACTCGCTCTCTCTCTCCGGCGGATCGATCACGCCAGCCGTCGCGAAAATCCTCGTCCAGTCAGAGACGGCACCCGCAGACTATGAGGATGAGATTCAGACGATCGTGACAACCAACATGCCCGACGGCCAGGTGGTCCGCGTCATGCCGGACACGGGTGCAATCATTACCTTCGAGATGGGCGGGAACTTCCTGCTCTCCGGCTACGAGGACGTGGTCCTGACCGAGTTCGATTCCATCTATATGATGCTTTTCAGCGGGACGTGGTTTCCGATCGCCCTCTATCGGGACGACGTGGTCGACGCGAGAGCAGACCTCGGGCTCGGCAATGCGGCGCTCGCCAACGAGGCGACCCTGGACGCGGACACCTTCGACACGCTACATGCGACCGACCTGGCCGATGGGACGGCCGGCGTGGCCGACGATGCCGACCTTCTGGTGGGGCTCAGCGCTGCCGAGCTGGCTCGCGTCGACAATGGACCGGGGGAGCAGGTCATGGCCGGCGCACTCCGGACGAGTGCGGCCTGGCTGCGTGTCCAGTCCCCCGCATCCTCTCCCGTCGTCGAGCTGAAGGACGACCTGGGACAGGTGAGAACCTTCCTGCAGCATGACGGAGTCAACTTCGATTGGAGCCTGCTCGATGACGTAGGAACGGCAGTCAACGGGCTCAGGGTCCGGCAGGATGATATCCCGCAGTGGTGGAATACGGGCAAGTCTGGCGGCCCTGGCTGGGAAGACCTGTGGGGCGATAGCCTGGGCGATCAGCCCGAGATCACGATCAAGCGACACAGAGTCACCTGGAGCGGCTATCGGGATCCACAGGCAGCCGTTTACGAGAGTCTGACACCCTTCGAGCCAGCCGAGCCCGTCGAGGCATATGGGCACATATTCAATTTCGAGACGGTCTCAATGGTGAACGACGGCGGAGGGTACGTGCGATGGACGACGGGGCTCTTCGACATGAACGACCTGGCCGGCTTCCCTCCGCTGCCTTACACGAAAGAGCGGATGACATTTGCACTAGAGGGGCCTCTAGACGTCGAGTTCGCTGGGACGATCACGATCACGCTCGACCTTCTCTACTGGCTCGACATTAGGAGCTGACGATGGCAATCCTGCCCGACCCGCTAGAGCTGTCTGACGTCCTGAATCTGACGAGCGTCCAGAAGGGATACTTCGAAGACCTGGTGGCCGTCGCTCGGCAGCGCATCAGCTACGGACATGACGACCTGATGGTGATCTCGGGCGATTCGATCGCGCCAGTGATTGCTCAGGTGGAGGTGTATCCCGAGGCCGACGAGGCCGACGACCTCGACACGATCGACGGGTCCGATTTTGAGGACGGCCAGATAGTGCTCGTGACCGTCGGCGCTCCGTACACGATCACATTCAAGAATACGGGCAACATCCGGCTGCTCGATGCCGCTGCGTCGATCATCGGCTACGCGGACGACGTCTTCGTGTTCGAGATGATCGTGGGTGGCGACTGGGAGATGAGGGAGCTGCACCGGGCCACCACCGAGCTAAAGCTGGCCGACCTCGGCCTGGGTGACGTGGCGCTCAAGAACACGGGCCACACGAACGGGCTCGAAGCGGACACGGTCGACCTGGAAGACCCGACGGGCTGGGCCGTCGCTGTCGTCGGCGACACGAGCCAGGCCGCCAATGCATCGCTACTCGGAGGGCTTACCGCTGCAGTCTTCGCCCAAAAGCTGGCCGCAGCTGAGCAGACCTTCCTGGAGCCGATCCGCACGACGGGCAAGCTGATCAAGGTCGACGCCGCAGGAGAAGAGCGGGGCGTAGAGTTGCGTGACAATGCGGACCTCGTGCGAGGCGTCTACGCCCACGACGGCCAGCTGGAATCCGACTATGATGGATTTTCCACGTGCCGAAACTACCGCGCGACGGGAGAGTTAACTGGCCAGATCCGGATGCCCGGCCAGGGCGCGTCGGGCGTGGCCCAGTACCTACTTGAGAACTCGCCAGGCGGCCCAGCTACAGAGCACGAATTCTACACCGACCTCAACCGATCGGAGCAGCCGGCAGACTGGGAGCTGCGAGGCGTCGACCTGACTCTGCAGTCGGACTCCTCTGGGTGGATAGTCCCTGGAATAACCCAAATGTTCGGCATTGGCTCGGGCTACGCCTGGGCCCCCAACCTGACGACCGAGCAGGTGGAGGGCGCTCTCAATGTCAGATGGAAGAGCGCCGTGAACGCGGCCGGAGGCTGGGTCCAGGTGCGCGAGCATCGCGGGCGCTGGTCGGGCGGCGTCGGCATCTTTGGGGACCCGGAGTTCGCCTTCGCATTTAACCGATCGGTCGCCGGCTCCTCGCCCCGGCTGCTCCATAACATTGGGTGGGTATACACCGAGAACCTCGGGCTGGTGACGATAACGGTCACGCTGGAATACGTGCACTTCTTCTGATGAGGTGAATGATGAGCGGGCAGGGCGACAAGAGCGTCATAGAGTACCGCCTGGATCAATTCGAGAAGGCAATCGACAAGTCGACGGAGACGACCCAGACCGGATTCGATCGCATGAACGAGGCTCAGCAGGCTATGTCGAAGTGCGTCACAGAGCTGTCGGTGCATTTCCGAGAGCATGTGAGACACGGCGAGATCACGGAGAAGATCACGAGCAAGAGGATCGACGGCCTGAAGCTATACGTTGACAGTGCCCTGGCTCGCGCTGGCATCTCCGTCACGCCGGCCGATATGGCGAAGGTGGCCGGAGGGGTTTCGGCTCTCTCTGGCCTGGCTGGAGCGCTCTACTATTTCCTGACTGGACAATCGCCACCACCACCGCCCACACCATAGGAGAAATCATGTCCCGAATCGTCCCCACCCTGTTCCTCGTGCTCGTGCTCGGCTGCTCCACCACTGGCGGTCCCGGCTGGACGCCAGAAGACTGTGCCCAGGACGTCCGGCTGCTGGAGATGATCGCCGAGCGGATCACGCAACTGATCGACCAGGGCCGCACAGTCTCCCAAGCTGACTGGGATCGATACTCCAAGGGCGTCGACTTCCTGGCTGCAGTCGGCTGCCCCTATGTTCCGAAGGAATGGGACCGGACTCCAGCCGGCGGGGCCGAGCCCCAGTGAGTCGGCTCTGGTTCGGCCGCTGGGGCTGGTCGCTCTTCTGCCTGGCCGTCGCGGTGGGGCTCGGGACCGCTCAGCGCTGCGAGGCATCGGAGCTATGCTGGCTTCAGCCGTTCGTCGAGAACTCGGCAGACGTGGCTTACTACGAGGTGCGGGTGGCCGGCGTGCTGGTCTCGGTCGAGCCCGAGCCTGGGGGCTGGATCGTTCTGGACGGTGTGGCTGGGGTCCACTGGTGCGCCGAGTCTGAGGCCGCGGGCACGTTCGAGTGGAGCCTGTGGGCGGTGGGCGCATTCGGCCGAATTGCCGCGTCGAATAACCCCCAGACCCGCTATGCCTCCATCGTGCGCCGAGCAGACATCAACGGCAACGGAGGGGTTGACCTCGGGGACGTCTCCAGCGTGCTTCGCCTACTTGGCCAGGCCGACCGTCCGCCCTGATTGCGCTACGCTGGCGCTACCACGATCGGCGGATGCATCCGCTGTTCTCCGGGGGCCCCATCTCGTCCCGTCCGTCGAGGTGGGGCCCCCCATTTTTTCGATTTCGGCCTTTCTCAACGGATTAACTAGAAAGTCGAATCGGGGCGGAAAATGAACCGGACGCAGAACGGCCCCAGGCAGTGCATCCCGCCTGGGGCCGTCGGTCGCTGGGCCGGCGCTCTGTCGTCACCAGCTAGGGAGATCGGTCGAGATTCGCATCGAGCACGCGCACGCGCTCCTGCAGCGCGTCCACCTGCTTCTGCAGGCCATCCAGCCGGCCCCCGAACCCCGAGGCCAGAGGGGTCTCGTGCTCGCGCTCGACGGCCTGCAGGCGCCCGGACAACTCGCATGCGGGGCACTCCAGAGGCAACTCCTCGCCAGCCATGAGCAGCCCGCACGGCCCGTGAAACGAGACCGGCATATCGGGCCCGTCGGCAGCGACGATCTCCCCACACCTGATCCAGATGGCCGTCACCAGTCCCCCTCCTCGTCGCGCTCGTCGACCTCGTCGCCGCAATAGCTGTATGGGGTGTGAGCGTTGCCGCAATTCGGGCACTCACCCTGCCCGGCCAGGCGCTCTGCCTCCTCGGGCGAGCCGACCACGAAGCCGTCGCGCAGGACCAGCGCTCCCGGGTCGCTGTCGCCCACCCTCTCGATCCATACCTGGTAGCCACGCTCCAGGGCCACCGATTCGAGCAGCGCCATCCCGTCGCGGTCCAGGATCCCGCCGTCTCGCACCAGCATCACCCGGAGCTGGGGAGAAAGGGCCATGCCCATCGCTATGGACGTCCTGAGCCGCTCAGCGCTAGACGCTTGGGCGAAGGGGGCGCCGCCGAATCGCAGCCCGTCCTCGGACAGCTGGAGCCCCTCAATGGGCATTCTCGCGCTGGCCATGGCCTCCGTCCGGGCCTGCCTCTTCGCTTCTAGCGAGTCCGTCAGCTGCCCCGAGAGCGTCTCAGCCAGCTTCAGCTCGTTCGCCGCTGCCTGCTTCGCCTGGTTCTCCAAGACCTTCCTGTTGCGCCCCTCGCACTCCAGCACGGCCTGCTCTAGCGGCCCCAGGTCGAAGTCCACCAGCTGAGAAGTGACCCGCTCTTCGGCGGCCTGGGCGCTCTGGGCCCTGTCGTGCTGGGCGTTGGCATCTTTCAGTATGACCCGAGCTAGCTCCAGCTTTCGCTGGAGCTCAACACAGTCCGCGGCCGCCTCCTGTGCCAGCCTTTCTGCCAGCTCGGCCTCGTCCTTCTTCAGGTGGGCCGCGTCCCGGGCCTTCTGGAATGCCGCGTTTTGGTCCCGTGCGTTCTGGGCCTTCGTCATCAGCTCGGCCACCTCGACGCGCTCGTCCGGGGCGTCGTCATGGCTCGGCAGCAAGTCGAGGGCCACCTTGAGCCTGGCCGTCTCCCTGTTCTGGGTCGTGCGCTCGTCGAACGTGGTCTTGATCGCAGCATCCATGGCCCGGGTATCGACGCCGATCACCCGCAGCACGTCGTCCACCTGCTCGGCAGGCTTCAGCCGGGAGAACGCGAGGGGGTCGAAGCTGATCGCGCCGGCCAGGCCGTCGAGCGTGGCCTGGGGGCTGGACGGGGTCGAGCCGTCCATGTTGCGGACCTTGAGCGTCATGGTCCCGTCGTCGTTGAATCGTCGGTGTACGGTGATCGCCCCGAGGTCCACCTTCACATCGGAGCAACGCTGAAGAGCCCGCACGGGCTCGCCCGGATGCCACGCCTTTCCGCGCAGGGCGCACTCGATCGCATTTAGGAGCGACGTCTTCCCCTGCCCGTTCTCGCCTCCGACCACCACCAGGCCGTCGGGCTCCGGCTTCACATCGGCTACGCGAATTCCCATGAAGTTTTCCACGTGAAGCTCCAGCACGCGCACACCTTCTCCGTCCGTCAATGTCATCTTTCTCTCCCTTGTAGGTTGATTTACTGCAGGCCTCTCACCCGCTCGGAGTTTGTTTAACGCAGTCCAATTGGAATCTCTCTAAACCCTGATTGTTCAGCCACTGCGCCGGCGGCAAGATCGGACACGGGCAGTCCGCTTGCGGCATCTATACGACCTCACTGAATCGCAGCCCGAGATGCGACATCGTTGATACTACTTGATTTCTGGCGGGATCACCTCTCCCGTGTCGGGGTCCGTCTCTGGCTCGGGCTTCTCCTGCCTACGCTCCCTCGCCTTCGAGAGCGCCGACGCTGCTGCCACCGCTCCAGGCTTCTCGGCCCGTGTCGCGTCGCCGTTCTCGGCAGGCGTGCCCGGCGTCGGGAATGCGTCCTCCACCCGCACGGCCTTCTCGTCAATCGCCTTGTAACGCAGCCGCAGCGCCACCAGGTCGTCGATCGTCATATCCTCCCAGCGATGACCCACCCACGCCTCAACGTCTCCCTCGTTCGCTCCCAGCTTGACGAGCGCGGCCTTCGCATCGGCCACCCGTTCGCTATGCGGCTTGCCCTCGCCAATCATGACCTTCTTGCTCTTGTCGTGGGCGTTCTTCCAGAGCGCCTTCGGGATCACCTGCAGGATTGCGTTGCGCCGTGCGATGGCAGAGGCGGCCGCTATGGTCGTCTCGATCATGTGGTCCTGGTACACCGATCCGTTCTTGTTGAGTATGGACCGAGTGACTTCGGCCCGGCTCGCGGTGTTGCGCTGCAGGTCGCGGCACGTGCCGACGCAGATGACGTGCCGCCGGTTCTCGCTGCCGTCATCGAGCACTGCCGTCTCGACCACGATATTGCCGTAAGCCTGCATTGCCAGCTCAGCGAAGCGGATCGACGCGCCCATGATCGACTTGCCTCCGCGCGGCACCGAGTAGGTGCACGAGTCGGCCACCTCGATGTCGAGGCACGCCCAGGACACCAGCTCGGATCGGAACGTCTCAACCGATCTCGGGTACTGCTTCGCCGTCGTCACCTGGACGTCGAGCGACGCGGCGAGCGCTTGCACGGAGAGCGCTGTCGTCGCCTCCGTCCCGATCACCTCCCCGGTATCGGGGTCTACGTTGATTGTCTCAGGCATAGCTAGATCTCCTTATCGAAAGCCCAGTGGTGGACGTCAATCTCTTGGATGCGCTCGCCGCCTGCCGGCCAGTGTCCGTCCGCCTCGCACTCCGACCACCTCTTGAGCCTAGCCTGATACGTGATCCTGCCAAGGTCAATCGAGCGCTCGCCAACGATGTAAGGCCGCACCTCGAAAGGCGGATCGTCGGCCACCACCAGCAGGCCGAATTGATTGTAGGTGCCCGGCTCCAGCGCGTTCATCGCATCCAGGTAGAAGGCCGAGCCCTGGTGATATTGAAACGTGAACATATCGCGGGCGAAGAGATCGGGGTCAATGTTCTTCGTCTTCTTGACGTCCCAGATCTGGCCGGCGTCCGGGCACAGCAGATCCGGCCGCACCTTGAGCATGACGCCAGGATGGTCAGGCGACTCGACCACCACGGAGACCTCTGTGGCACAGGCGGAATCGAAGATCTCGGCCGCGCGCGGATTCTCCCTAACCCCTTCCTGCAGTACGCGGCAGGCGTCAAAGTGCTCCTGCCTCAGGATGTCGAACCCGTGCGCGAGGAGGTCCGACTTCTGGGCCTTATAGTCGTTCGAGTTGCGCCAGCCCTTCGGCCACTCGCCCTTATGGTTCGGCGGATCGAGGCGGTAGTGGCGCTCGAATCTCGCAGGCTCCAGCAGGGCGCAATGGATCGCGGTCCCCAGCGCCTGGGCGTCTGTTGGCTCCTTGTAGTGGTGCCGTCGATAGAATGCGTAGGCCGCGCTGCGCTTCATGTGGCTGAGCTGCGAATTGTTGCAGGCGTCCCAGCGGTGGTAGACCTCGTTCGGCACGTCGAGGTATCGACCCGGTCCGTCGTCGGGCAAGGGTAGTGCGTTGAGCAGTGTCATCCGTCCGTTCTCCTAGTTGTGTTTCACCACGATCAAGCCACGCCCAGCCATCCGATCAGGGCGCGCAACACGACGAAACAATATAGGGCAGCCACGGCCCTATTCAAGCGCCGCAGCTGCCTCCCCTGCTCGTCGTCGTCCGGTAGCAGTGTCCGTCGAAATCGAGTCAAGAGCCTCTCCTCTCCCTGCCGACGCGGTCCAGGCGGACGGCGAACGAGGTGCCCACCGATTCGTTGATGAGATTGACGATCTCCTCGGCCAGTCGATACATCCCGGGCAGGCTGCCCTGCGTCAGGGTAAGAGCCCGTCCTCGTTTATCGCAGAGCCGGACACGCGCGGGCGTGCCACTCGCTCCCCGGGAGAACCCTTCAACCCTGTCCGCGCTCTCCACTGTCCAGCGCTGTTCCCAGGGTTGAATCTCCATCGGCTCGACTTCGACTGCCGGCGCGTCGGGCATGATCCAGTCGCGCGCCGCTCCCGCGAGGATCTGCCGCGCCGCGTCGACGTGGCCTCCTTCGAGCAATTCGAGCGCCTTCTTCGCGCCCCATCGCCTGGCGCCGAAATCCGTCTCGACATTCCAGCCCTCGGGCTGCTCGCTGATCGCTTCGGTCTCTCTCATTCGTGCATCTCCCCTTCGAAGTTGGTGTGTAGCCAGACAATACACCCTCTCCAGGGGTTGTGCAACTCCGCTTCACGTGCAATGGTTCGGGCATGGAAACAGCGAAATCGAGCGAGGCCCTGCCGCCGATCCGTCGGCTGCGGGATGAGCTGGGCCTGACCCAGAAGGAACTGGGAGAACGGATCGGGGTCACCCGGGACCGGATCGCGCAGCTGGAGGGCGGGAAGGGCCATCTCTCGACCCGGAAGATCCGATACGTGCTGGTCACCTTTGCTCCGGCGCTGGAGCGCCTGAAGATGGATGCAGTCGACTTCCTAGCCTGAGGGGGCTCCGGATGCCGCGCGAGCAGTACCCCAGCGACCGGAAGAAGCTGAAGACCCGGCCTCACACGAAGATTCACCACTCGCTCCACAACCACCGGAAGACCGCCGCCCGCTGGGGCGACCCGGAGTTCCGAGGGATGCTGCTCGGGCTCTTCGACGTGGCTACTCGGGCCTATTCGAGCAGGGTCTCCGGCGGCGAGTTGCACCTAAGTTCGGGCGATATCGCCTTCATTTCAGGTCGAAGTCAGGGCAAAGCGGGGGCGAAGTTGGTGCGAAGTCTGCTCGACTTCATGGAGTATACGTACCAAGTTCGCAACGAAGTCATTACAGTTTGGATACCTAAGCTCGCGAAAAAGCAGGGGATCACCTCCGCGCCTGCCGGAGCACCTCCGCGGACTCCGCCCTCCCCAGAAGCAGCAACAGAAGCAGCAACAGAAGCAGCAACAGAGGGTGGCGATGCGCCCTCCGGCCCAGATGTCTCGGGCTTCGTCTCGATGCTGACGGGAGAGGTCCCAACGGGACTCGATGGCCAGACATGGGCGACCCGGGAGGAGTGGTTCGAGCACCACCGGGAGATTCTCATAGGCGAAGCTCAGGCGAAATCGGGCGAGCGCGACGGGACCCGATTCCAGGGCGCCTTTCGCTCGACGCTCATGCGATACTGGAACCACAAACAACCACGGACGGAGGGAAACGGACATGGGTCAGGGAAACCCGCACGAGGCCTGCAGGCAGCAATCGAGGGCCAGCTCGCGAGGGTCGAGCAAGAGGACGAAGAACGACAGGCAGGATTCGAGGACATCTAACGAGCAGCGGGTGGTGGAGATCGGCCGGCTGCTGGCGAGCTACGCCCAGCCAGGCGGGACGCCCGCGTTGACGCTGGCGGCGTACCTTGAGCAGACGGCGGATATCCCGCTGCCCTGGCTCGTCGCAGCCCTGGGCTCTTTCCGGCTCGAAGTCGATCGGCAATACCTGCCGACGCCCTCGGAGATCTGCAGCGCGGTGGCCCGGCGCGTCTCCAGCGTCATGCAAGAGGCTCGCGGCCAGGTCGTCACGTCCCAGCAGAGGCTCGACGTGGGCCGATGCCTGGAAATCGCTCGCACCAGCGCGCCACAGGGGCCCGCAGCGCTGCGCATAGTCGCGCTCAGAAACAAGTCGGTGCACGTCCCGATGCTGGACAGCGGGCGGCAGGCAGAGCGCGGCCTGCGAGGCGAGAACGCCGGCCAGGCCATCGCCCACGCGCTCGCGCTCTCTGGCGTGGGGAAACCCTACATGGCCGAGCACGGGAAGCTCTGGGCGGCCGGAGAGGTCGTCCCTGGTCGAGACCACATGGACCCGTCCCACGCAATGCAGGGCTACACCCTGGCCCTGATGATGGCGAGGGGATCGCAGGGGCACGACCCGCTACCCACCAACTGCAGGGAGCGAGACCTGGAGCGCTACGACCGAGCGATGACGAGGCTCGAAGACGAGGGCGGCGACCCGTCCTGGTGGATGGCTCGTCGCGAGGGGTTCTATCAGCAGGTAAGGGGGCGACATGGCTGAGCCCAGGGCGTGGGGAGGCGAAGACGGTGACGACTGGTACGCGAACGGCCACCATGATCTAGAGGCCATGAAGATACTCGCACATAGGTACGAGACAGAGGATTGCGGAGAGGACGGGATTAACGAGGCCGAATTCGAGGGGGCAATGTTGAGGCACTACTGGGTGCGATGGATCGATGACGAGCACGGCGAAACCGCGGAGGCGGGCTCGCCCGGGTCCGAGAAGATGACCTCGCTCTATCTGCCGAACAGGGGGATCTGAAATGGCGAGGGACAAGTGCGACCAGTGCGGAGAAGACGTCGAGCCTGCGCTGGCATTCGACGTGAACGGGGAGACGTTCTGCGGCGCGCCTTGCCTGCTGGAGAACGAGGAGAGGCTCCGCGCGCAGCTGAAGAAGCGCAGGGACACAGAGGCCGCGCTGGAGAAGGTCGGCCGAATTCCAAAGAGAGGGAGGGCAAGCGATCGTGACGCGAAGAATCGGAGAGACCCTCGGGCACCTGGTGCTCGCGGTGCAAGAGGCGGCGACTAAAGACCCCGGCATGTTCCCGATCAGCGCGGCCGACCTGCTGGCGCGCAGCGAGATCGAGGACGAGAACGGCGGCCGGATGGACGAGGCGACAGTGCTCTGCGGCCTGGACATGCTCGCATCGCATCATGGCTGGCTGGAGAAGGCATCGGTCCCGCCCGACGACATGGGGAGGATCGAGCCGCGATACAACGTGAAGGCATAGCATCAATCAACGCGAGAAAAGGAGAACGACGTGGGAAAGCAAGTGCGACGGACGGCACGGGCGAACGGAACGAGGATCGGAGGAGGAGACGGACGGAGCGCGACGACCCTCCTGCGCCAGATGTGTGGACAACTGGCTGCGATCACCCAGGCGATCGACCTGCAGAATCGAATCCTGATGACGCAGACGAAGTCCATCATGGCAGGGCTCCAGCATATGGGGGTGCTCGGGGAGACGCCGACTGCCGAGGACGAGAGCGCGGCCACCAGGGAAAGCAAGCCGGGATGTGGCAAGGGCTGGATCGGAGAACTCGGTGGGGAGTGGGTGTGCGCGCCCATGTTTCTCTGCCCAGAGTGCGACCCCGATCTCGACACAACGACCCTGTGCGAGGTGCCCACCGATGCGTAGCCAGCACGACCGAGAGACGGACGAGCACTTCGACGAGGAGCCTCGGCTGTGCGGCTTTCGCCTGGCGCCGCTCGATCCGGACGAGACGGGATTCAGAAAACACGGAAACGTAGGGCAGCGAATTCGGATGGTGCGTCACAGACTGAAGCTGACCCAGTACCAGCTGGCGGCGAGGATGCGGGAGAACGGCGCCGACACCTGCGAGCAGGTCGTTAGCAAATGGGAGCGCGGGCTCTGCCGGCCGAACGCAAGGTCGATGGAGCGCCTCGCCGCCGCTCTCGAATGCTGGCTCCCATGGCTGGAGAAGGGGGATGAACGATGACTCAGCTAACCGCCTTCCAGAGCCTCGTGAGTGGCCCGAAGGTCCCGAGCCCCACCGAGATCTTCGAGACGCTCTGCTGTGCCCTGCTGGTCGCGCATGGCATGACCCAGGAGCCAGACGAGCCCATACCGCCCGAGGAGATTCAGGAGCTGATGGGCAACGTCCTCGGAGTCGAGCTGCAGGAAGGGCAGGACGCCCAGGAAGTGGCCCGGATGGTTTCAGCGCATATCCGGGGCTGCGCCCTCTGCCGCATCGAGGTCGGGCTTGACCCGCAGCCGGAGGTGGCCGATGCCGAGTAGCTGGAAAATCCATGAGGGCGACTCCCTAGAGATCCTGCGCGAGCTGCCCGAGCAGAGTGTCGACTCGATCGTGACTGACCCGCCCTATGGCCTGGGATTCATGGGCAAGGCATGGGACTCTCTGCCTCCCGGCGAGGAGATCGGTAAGCGGCTGCTGCGAGTGGCGAAGCCCGGAGCGCATATCGTGGCCTTCGGAGGGACACGCACCTATCACCGGCTCGCCTGCGCTCTTGAGGATGCGGGCTGGGAGATCCGGGACTGCCTTATGTGGCTTTACGGCAGCGGGTTTCCCAAGAGCCACAACCTCGATGGAGACTGGGACGGATGGGGCACGGCGCTGAAGCCAGCCTGCGAGCCGATCGTGCTCGCACGCAAGCCACTGCTCGGCACTGTCGCGGGGAACGTTGCCGAGCACGGGACGGGGGCGCTCAATGTGGATGGGTGCAGGGTGGGGGACGAGCGAATCGAGCAGCACGGGAGGACCGGGGACGCATTTGGATTCACTTCACAGGAAGCACCGGGCAGAAACTGGACCGGCCGCTGGCCCGCCAACGTCATCCACGACGGCAGCCCGGAGGCAACACGAGGCATGGCCTCGGCTGAGCGATACTTCTACTGCGCGAAGGCCAGCAGCGCTGAGCGGAATGCGGGGCTTGAGGGGATGGATCGGCGGCAGCGGGATTTCTCAAGGCACGCTGGACAGGCGGCGATGGGCCCAGACGGGGCCGGCAATCCCTACAACCGGGGCGCGGCCGAAGTGCTCAACTCGCACCCAACCGTGAAGCCCCTCGCCCTGATGCAGTGGCTCTGCCGCCTCATCACACCACCGGGCGGCACGATCCTCGACCCCTTCCTGGGTAGCGGCACGACGCTGGCAGCCGCACTGCGAGAGGACTTCCGATGCGTCGGCATAGAGCGAGAGGCCGAGTATGCGGCATTGGCACGGCGCAGGGTCGAGGAGGATGCGCCGCTATTCAACCGGGGGGGCCATGCCTGAAGACGAGCGAGCGCTGGAGCGGGAGAGGGAAAGCGCCATCCGGGACCACATGATCGAGTGCGGCTACGACTGGCCGGCGATGCTGGATCTGCTGGAGTGGTGCTGGCGGGACGCCTGCGTGGAGATGATACAGGCGCGGCCGCGAGCGCCCGAGCCCGGCGTGAGCTTTCTAGCGAGCCGCTTCGGCTTCCTGGCTGCCGTCAGGCGCATCTGGAGATGCTGGGCCCGGCTCGAAACCGCACGCAGAATGTCGGTGACCCCCCACCTTGGACCTGACTGGGTGGGGCCTGAAGAACACGCAGCCAGCAGCCACGCAATGCACGGAGGCGCTCATGGCCGACAGGAAGGATAACCCGGGTCTCCGCCATCCGAAGATGCTGGCGGGTCGATGGAAGAGGGGCCAGAGTGGAAACCCTGGCGGACGGCCCAAGGGTCGATCGATGGAGGCCGAGGTCAGGCGGCAGCTGGCCGAGGCATTCAAGAAGACCGACACAACAGTGCTGGAGCAGTTGGTCAAAGTCTGGATTAAGGAAGCGCTCCGAGGCAGGCAGACGTTGATTCTGGGTATGGCTGACCGGCTCTTTCCTGCGAAGACAGAGCTCAGCCTGGAGAGCCCGAGCTGGGAGATGATGGCGATAGCAGCCGTCGGCGGAAAGCCTCTGCCCGAGGAGCACAGAGAGGCGAGCTATGGAGAGCCCGACGAGCATGGGCGGCTGCCGCTCTCCCCTGCCGACTACCTGGAAGCGAAAGCGATCATGATGGATAAGCTCCTGCGCGGAGGCTACGACGTGCGAGCCGTCGGAGGCTATCGGTCGCCTGCCTACAACGCGAAGGTCGGAGGGCTGCCAGGGTCGAAGCATTGCGTCTTCCCTGGGATGGCCGACGACCTGGGGGTGGAGTTCGACGGGGAAATACCGGAGGTGGGAGGCACGATCGCCCAGAGTCTCGAATCCGTCGCGCGGGCTGCGGGGCTCTGGGCGGTCTACCACGACACGGGGTCGGGCCCGCACCTTCACCACCAGGGGCTGCCCGTCGGCCCCATCAACGGGCAGTGGCTGGAAGACTGGGCCGACCCAGCGGTGATCGCCTGGGCACACGAGGTGTACTCATGAGCGTGCTCTGGTTTGGCGCGGCGTATATCGGGGCGTACGTGGCCTTCTTCGTGGTCTTCTACTTCATCGTCAAGCCGCTCGAGGAGGATCTGGCGGAGATACGCGAGTCGCAAAGGAAGTCCATGGAAGAGGGGGACGATGAATCATGACGTGGGCAATACTTCTACTATGCGTCGGCTGGGTGTTCGCCTCGCTCGCGTTTGCTGGTGCCTGGGCGCTGGTCGGGTGGGGCGCTCAGCGTCGCCTGGATCGGATCGAGTCGGCCCGGGTGAAGTATGGCCTGGTGCACCCGAGCTGGGAGGAGACGGGACCGGAGGAGGCGCATCGGCAGGGGCAGGAAGGGCAGGCGGCCCAGGCATTCCACAACCTGGAAATGTGCGGGGTCCCCATTGTCGAGCCTCCAATCGAACCGCCGAACGAGCGCGTCACGGACTTACAGCTGCTGCATCGGTGGGCGTGGCCAGTCCGAGAGCCCACCTTCGACCTAGTGCACGGCAGGGCGACGATGCATCCCAAGGAGCCGGACGAATACGTCGAGTGGTGTCACGACGCAATCGAGAAGGTCACGGAGGAGCAACTCCGAGGCGAGCCCCGCACATTCCTCGGCATCCCCGTTGTCGAGCACCCGGAGTGGCCGGCGGATCGGCCGCCCGAGATGAGGTCCGGTGACCAGAGGATCGTGCTCGGGGACGAGGCAGCGCGAAGGAAGGGGGAGTGATGGCAGGGCGTTACGGGTACGATGGCACCGAGGGCATTTGGTTCGACACGACGAAGCCAATTGCAGGCGAAGAGGGCCAGTGCGAGGACAGGGGGCAGCTATACGAGGAGGCTGAGCCCGATACGTTCATCCCGGAGCTGCAGGATCGCATCGCCGAATTGGAGGCCCAGCTGGAGCGCGCAACGACTGTGCCGACGATCGAGATCGACATGAGCGAGTCGATCCCCTGCCTGCTCTGGGAGAAGTCCCCCGACGGAGTGCCGACGCTGCGGCTCCGCCCTGGGCAGGCCGTCTGCATCTGGGTCGACACACGCGAGAACGAGGACGAGACCGACCACAAACTCCAGGTGGAGATTCGGAACGATGGGCGCGCTGAGCTATGGACGCAGCTACCCAGGCTCGTCACGTGCCCGACCTGCATTGAGTCCATCGGGCCGTGGCCCGGGCTCTATGCCCGAGACTGGAGCGACTACCACACCAACGGCAGAGGACCGGGTACCCCGAGGCCATTCAAGGCTGATCGGGTTGGCGAGGAGCCTGCCGAGATGGTGTTCGAGAGAGCGAATAAGGGGCCACGCTGTGACCACGATTGAGAAGGGAGAGAGCGATGCGGACGATATTCAGGATACTTGATCGGGAGAGCGACGAGGTGGCGAAGGAGATCCCCACCACTAAGGGGGGCCGAAACCTGGAGATGCTGCGCAACGGGCTGTTTCGGAAGGTGGACCCGGAGCGCTTCTACATCGAGGAGACGAGCGAAGATGACGACGGTTGAGGCTGCCAAGTCTCTCGGCTGCGGGAAGCTGATTCAGCCCATGGAGGGATCGGAGTACACCCTCCCGTGCGGCAGCACGACCCGCGGAGTGTTCGGCGCGTTTACCTGGAAATGTCAAGCATGTCACCAGAAGTCAACCAAGCTCGCAGAAGTCAAGCTCCCAGCAGAGTAATATCCTGTGCCAACCCCTCCGAAGCGTGCCCATCCACCAAAGGAAACACGGAGGAAATCATGAGGAATGCAACCACGATCGGGGCGCTGATGCTCGCGCTCTGGGCTCTGCCCTCGCTCGCGCAGGACCCAGGCGCCAACCAATTCAGGACACTGCCGGGGCTCGCGGCAGGAGGTCCGGTCCCTGTCATCGCAGCGAAGCACGCCGTGCACTACTCGTTTGACGACGCCTCAAATTCGGCCGTACTCCAGCTCGACGCAAACTACGGCCAGGCTTGCCTCAATACCGACCTAGCATCGACTGCCGACAGTGGGGCACGGGTGCGGGTCCGGTCCGTCAGGACCAGCGAGGACGCGGAGGGCAGCGAGGCGATCGGGGATATCGTGCTCGATGGCATCTCGGGCCGCCTGTCGTGCCTCAACATGGTACGCGGCACGGTCTATGTCGAGGTGGTGACGGCTCCTGGCGGCGCCTCTGTGGCCGCCGTCACGGTGCGCGCGCACGAGACGGCTCTGCCTCCCGAGGACTGGCGCTCTATCCCGTATGACGACAGGGCGTCTCTCGGGCTGGTGTACGTGGGCGGCCTGCCAGTGGTCGTCATCAATAAATTCGGATTCAATCCTGAGATAGACCTCGGCGACACCGAGACCGTGTGGGACTGCCCGGAGGTGGGCGCTGCCGATCTCTACCCGTGGTGGAGCGGTGGCATCTCGCTCTATGCATCGAGCGACAGCGAGCTGGACGCGGTGACGGTCATGGTGTTGGTCGACGGGCTCGACGCCAATTTCGACAGAGCGCAGGAGGTGACCTTCCTGGGAGCGAACGCAGGCTCTGGGACTGAGTCGGCGCTCGTCGGTGATATGGGCGACTGGGAAGCGGTCAACAGTGTCTCTGTCATAACGCAGGACACAATCGGCAACGTCTACATCCACACCGACCCGGACGTCGGCGCCGACGGCATCCCCGACAGCCCGCTGGCCGATATCAGGGGATGCACCCGCATCGGCTACAACCGAAGCGAGATGATGGTTTACATGGTGCCGCGTAACTACACCGCACTTCTCAAGACGTTGCGCTTCGGAATCGTCCCGCTCCTGGGAGCCACAGCGAAGTCCCAGCTGGTGAACATGCTCCTGACACCATTCGGCGGCGCGACCCAGGTCGTCCTCGTATCCGGCAACGTCACGACAGGTACTGGCAACTTTAGCGGGCAGCTGCCATGGCCGTCGGCCATCCCGGGTAAGACTGTAATCGAGATGCGGGCGTCTGCATCCGTCAACGACACTGGCTCGTTCGCGTCATGGGACATGCGAAACACGCCAGACCCACAGGGCCAGTAGCCCGAGAAGGAGAGCCATGAGAGCCTGCAGCATATGCGAGTGGTGCGAGATTGCGGACATGACATGCCGAGGGGGGACGCCAGATGCCGCCGAGGAGCTTGACGCAGAGGGCAAGGTGATCGGGATCGTTCCCGTCTGGCCACCTGCCACGCCGGACCAGTGGTGCCGCCACTTCCAGGTCGACGTCCAGCGCATGGCAACGATGGCCGCTGCTGCGTCGCAGCCTGAGGCCGACGAGTATGGGAGCAAGAACCCGCCGACGGTGGAGTCATGAACGAGCATCAGCAGAGGCTGCACGAACTTGAGGAAACAGCCCAAGCGATCGCCCAGACAGTGGGGCCGATATTCGACCAGGCGGGAGAGTGTTTCGCGCTTCTCGGCTTCAGCAAGGGGGCCGGCGGATGGGCCACATGGGTGTCGAACGCGGAGCGCTCGTGCATGATTCAGGCGCTTGAGGAGATGGTGGAGACACTGAAGCGAAACGGAGACATGCCGCCGATCAGGGATGGGGAGCCCGAAGCATGAACCGGGAGGACCAGCGAAAGCTTGACGGAGTGCTCAGCCGCCGGGAGCAGGCGCTATTGGAATTCTGGGCGACGCGAGTTGGTGCGGTTCTAGGCACCTTCTTCAGGTGGGCCGTTCTCCTCGCCTTCGCGGTGTGGTTCCTGCGCTGGATGGGGGTCCCGATATGGCGACGTCTCGCCGCGCACGCCTGACCATCCTGGCGGGCTTCTTCGTGAGAGAGCTCGAGCTGGCGGTGCTGGACGGCTTGCTCTGGGTCGTGCATTGGCTGCAGGGTCGCAGGAGCGCGACGCCTGGCTGGCTTCCGAATCCCCGACCCGCTGCGCCCGAGAGGCCCAGACCTCCGAAGCCGAAGCAGACACGGGACGGCGACCCGCCAACGATTCACTAGACTGCCGGCGTGAGTGTCTCCTCGGCATATTCGGCGGTAGCGGATCGACTGGCAGCGGACCCGACCTTTCTGCTGACCGACATGCTCGACGAAACACCATGGGCGAAGCAGTCTGAAATCCTGGAGAGCCTCCGCGACAATTACATAACGAGCGTCGCCAGCTGCCATGCCGCGGGGAAAAGCTACATCGCAGCCCGAGCTGCAATCTGGTTTCTCCTCGCCTTCGGGCCCGACTGCATCGTCATCACCACCGCACCGACTGGGCGGCAGGTCCGGTCGATCCTCTGGCAGGAGATCCGGGTGGCCGCTGCGAAGCTGCGCCGGAAGGTCCCGATCGGTAGCAAGCCACTGCTGACCCGATGGGACATGGGCCGCTCGTTTGACGAAAAGTGGTTTGCCCTGGGCTTCGCGTCCTCGGACTATAACGTGACGGCCGCGACAGGATGGCACGCGGGCAACGTGCTGGTGATCCTGGACGAGGCATGTGGCATGGCGGACGATGTGATCGATGGCCTCATCGGCTGCCTGCATAATCCGCGCACCTGCCGGTTATTGAAAATAGGTAACCCGACGGACCCCGTCTCCGAGTTCGGCCGCGAGCACCAGAACGCGGGGGGCTCGTTCAACATCTCCGCTTTCGACACTCCGAATTTCACGGAGTTCGGGATCACTGCAGAGACTATGGAGATCAAGCCAGGCGAACCCGGCAACTGGCGGGAGCTGATGGGCGACGCCGAGCTGCCCTGGCCGATGCTGGTGACGCCCGACTGGGTCGATGTGGTCAGGAAGAAGTGGGGCCAGTTGAACCCGCTCTATCTGGCCAAAGTGCTCGGGCAGTTTCCGGACGACAACCCGCACGGGCTCTTTCCCATGTCTCTCATCGAGCGCTGCCATCGGAAGAAGGTCGAGCCCGAGGGAGCTGGGATCCTGGCGCTCGACGTGGGCCGGGAGGGAGACGACCCGTCCGTCCTGGGTCGCAGGCGAGGGAGGCACTACCGGAAGATCAAGGAATACCGCCGCATGAACCTGGCCGACCTGCGGCAGAAGGTCTCGAAGGTGGCCGACTACATCGGGCCCGAGGAATTCAGAATCGACTCGATCGGGATCGGGGCAGGGCCGGCTGACGAGATGCGCAAAGCTGGCTACCCCATGGTGTTCGTGAACTTCAGCGAGGCCAGCACGAAGCCCTTGGAATACTACAAGTACAGGACGGAATGTTATTTCCATCTGGCCGAGGTCATGGACGACTGCCTGGACCTCGACCCGGACGATGACGACCTGACGGCCCAGCTCGCTGCGATCACCTATGGGCCCCACGGCCAGACCGAAACCGTCCTCGTGACCCCTAAGGAGAAGCTGAAGCGCTCCCTGGGCCGGTCCCTTGACGATGCGGACGCCCTCGCGATAGCCTATGCCCCGGTCAAGCCCGCGCTCAGAGCCCAGATCTTCGTCTAGCCACCCTTGGGGGGTGAGAGTAATTGCGCGCAGCCGCTGCGGGAACGTCGATCCGTCGCATAGGCACCAGGCAGGTAAGAGCCGCACCCCTACCCCAGCCGAGGCGAGGGAGCTCGCTCAACTATGACGAGATTCTCATCCAGATCGGGGCGAGCCGTCTCACCACCACCAGGGCGACCCGCCCAGACGAGCAGCTAGCCCGGTACGCCGGCTGGATTTACTGCTTCGTCAGCCTGCTCTCCCAGGACGTGAACTCCCGCCCCTGGTCGCTCTGGGCCGGCGACAAAGAGACGACGAGCGATACCGCCCTGGCGGTAGCGGCACCTCTCGCTCGTCCGTCTGGCGGCGTCTCATGGGCCGAGCTGGCCGAGATCTCGATCATGCACCTAGACCTGACGGGCACGGCCTACTGGCTGCGCCTCGGTCCGGCCGGCGCTCAGTACGCCTCGGGCTTCCAAGCGATACCGCCCAATTGGGTCGTCGATCGCAGGTACGACGCCTCGGGCAAGCTGGCCGACTGGAAAATCGCAATTCCGGGGATGGGGACGCCGGTCTGGATCCCGGCCGACCAGATCCACCAGATTCGCTATCCCCACCCGGCGCGGCCGACCACCGACGGCATGAGCCCGGTCCAGGCCGTGGCCTGGGCGCAGGATACGGACACCCTGGCCAGGGCGTATATTGGCACGGTTCTTGAACACAACGGAATGATCTCGGGTTTTATCACCACCGAGCAGGACATCGACCCGGACGACGGGGAGCTGATCTCCAACCGCTGGCAGGAGCGCGTTGGTGGTGGAATGGGCGCCCGGCTCGGGCCGCCCGTCCTGGGCAAGGGATCCAAGTATCAACAGCTCGCCATGAGCGTCTCCGACCTCGAATTCGCGGCGCTCGCTGAGATGTCGATGGAGCAGGTGGCCGCGTGCTACCACGTGCCGCCGTCCGTTGCAGGGATCGCGCTCAAGGGTGGGACGCTCGCGATCACGAACGAGCACAGAAATGCGTACAATAGAAATGCTCTGCAGCCCAGGCTCTCTCGCCTGGCCGATGCCGTCAACGACTGGCTGCTGCCCAATGCCGGCATCGAGGGCTACGTCTTCCGATACGAGAGCCCGATCGTCCAGGACGAAGACGCGGTCCACAGGCGCTCTTCGAGCGACCTCCGAAATGGCGTAATCACTGTCAACGTCCATCGCGTCAACGTTGGCGAGGCGACGACGCCCGACGGCGATGTCTACATGCTGCCCGCTGGCGTCCGCTACTCAAAGACGCTGGGCGAGTATGACCCGCTTGCGGCAACGCCCTTCCAGAGCGACGATGACGAAGGCCGCGCCCAGTTGGGAGTGCCGCAGAGCCTGCTCGACAACGCACAGGGCGGAGTCGGGATCCCCAGACTATCCATCCAGCTGAGCGCGGCCGAACAGTTCGAAGCCCAGATGCGGCTGGCCATGAGCGAGCCCGAGCCCCTGGCGCTGCCGCCTGGCGAGACTCGCAGCACGTCAAGCGACGACGGCCCCTGGGAGTCGAGGCTCTCGCCCGAGCAACATCTGATTTCTGGCATGACGTTCGCACGGACGCAGGAGAGCCTGGAGAACGAGCTGACCCGGCAGATTTCGGCTCTCTTCGTCCAGGACCTGAAGACGATCCTGGCAGGGCTGCGCGCCTATCTCGAAGTGCGGACCATCAACAAGGGCGTCGAGGACGACCTGCTAGCCAGCGCTCTGCAGAAGAGCCGGGAAGCCTGGTGGAATACGCTAAACGAGAGCGCGCTGAAGAGCCTGGCCTCCGGCTGGGATCTGCTGTCGAGCGACGGAGTGGCCGCTGAGTTCCAACTTTCCTTTGACGTCTACCGGCCCGAGGCCGTCGAATGGGCGGCGAAGAACTCGGCCACGAAGATCAAGCGAATCTGGAAGACGACCCGCGAGAAGGTCCGGCCGATCATCGCCGACGGCATCGAGAACGGGACGCCTTACGAGGACATCGCGAAGGAGTTGTCAGAGCTGACGGACTCCTTCAAGGGTCGAGGCGGCCGAGCCCGGACGATCGCCAGAACAGAGACGGCGAACGCAGTCAACGCGGGCAAGTATGAACACGTCGTCGAGTCCGAGCGAGCCTATGGGATTGAGTATCTAAAAACGTGGAATCCCATCGAGAGCGCCGAAACCCGGAAGCACCATCGGGCCCCTGCGATCAAGCCCAGCGTGACGATCCCCCGAGCCCATAGCTATATCGTCGACGGGCAACCAATGGCCAGGCCGTCTGACCCGCGCGGCCGGGCATCCAACGTCATTAACTGCCGTTGCACTCTAACGGTCGAGGTAAAGCTCTGATGAGTCTGCAATCCTTCAGCGACTACATGGCGAATCAAGAGCGGATCCAGATCCGTTCGGATGTCATCCACCACGATCGCGACAAGGGCGAGGAGCGCTACGCTGTGATGGGTCACGTGCTCCGGCAGTCGGGCGACGACGACCCCGAGAACCGGGTCATGAGGTTTCGCGCATCGACGCCGGACCTCGACCGTCATCATACGATCGTGCGAACCGAGGGCATCGACACCGGCCCTTTCTCCACTAATCGCATCTTCGGATGGGACCACGACGTATATAACAGAGCCCCCATAGAGCATGTCATTGGGAAGGTTCTGGACTGGGAGCAGGACTCTTCCAAATTTGACATCGCCGTGGAGTTCATGCCCGAGGATAAGAACAAGATTGCAGGGCAAGCGCTTTGGATGGTCCAGAATGGTTTCCTCTCGATGGTCTCCATCGGGTTCATCTCGAAGGCCGCCGGTTACGAGGACGTCGAGGGCTATGCCGATCAAGTGTGGGTATACAACAAGAGCGAATTGCTGGAAGTGTCGCTCGTCGCGATACCAAGCAATCGCATGGCCCACGTCATCCATGCTTACAACGCCGCCCAGAAAGTTGCGCCGCGTGCTCCGGTCGATATGTCGGCCGCAGATTTCGCACGGGGTCTTCGATCATGGGGCGGCGTGCAGAGGGTCGTCGACACCTTGAAGGGGTGGCGGCCCAACGCGAGGTGACACCATGAACGAACACGATCTTCAAACTATCATGGACGAAATCAAGTCGGTTGAGCTCCGTCTGGGGTCTCAGCTGGAAACGACTGCACAGACCACGGTCAAGAGCCTTCTCTCGCTCGAAGAGCGGGGAACCGATCCGAAGGACCAGAAGGTGATCGACCTGGAGTCGCGCCTCGGGGACTCGGAGAAGCAGACGGCGGACCTGGTCGAGAAGATCAGGCTCCTGGAAGCGACTCCGCTCAACGAGCGCACGAACAAGGCGAGCGAAGTTGACTGGAATGGGACCTTCATTCCGAAGAAGCTGAAGGATAACTACGCTCAGACACGAACACTGGACACCGCTCTCCTGGCGTCTGGTGGCCAGCTGCCGGACGATGCCGCGTCGGCATTTATCAACTCGGTGGCCGATCAGCAAGTGTTGATCCGTCAGGTCTCGCGCCGCGTCATGCGCGACACGCCAACTCATATCGACGAGTTGGTGACCACACCTCGGTCGATCATCGAGGCGACTGAGTCGACAGCTCCGGCTGTTGCCGATTCGATCACCACCGCACGGCGCACCCTGAACTCGAAAGAGATCATCCTCGCGGAGGACATCTCGCTCGACTTCCTGGAGCAGAACATCATGCTGGCTGGTGGCGAGCAGGCCATCATGGAGATCGTCACACGGCAATTCGCCAACGACATCGCAGACCTCGGCATCAATGGCCGAGATGCGACGGTGCACGCCTTCACGGGCATCATCGACGGCTGGATTGTCCAGGCGGACGGCGATGGCAATGTCATCGATGTGGATCTCTCGGCAATCGCAGCGCCGACGGATCCGGTGAAAACGCTCAAGGCCGTACTCAAGGCCATGCCGAGCGGACTGAAGACCCTTCCGGGTCAGACGTTCGTGGTGAACACTAACCACGCCATCGAGTATGCGGACGCAGTCGCGTCTCGTGAGACCACGCTCGGTGATACGACCCTCGTCAATGGGCTGCCGGCTCTTCGTTACTTCGGCTTCCCCTTGATCGCGGAGGGCTATATGTCGGACACGACAGCATCCGTGCTGTCCGACCGGCAGGTGATTCTGACGCCGATCTCGAATATCGTCTTCGGTATGGCTCGGGCCGTGACGGTCGAGTCGCAGTGGAATCAACGCAAGCGGGTCATGGAGTACACGCTGACGGCGAAGGTCGCCTATCAGCACGCCATGGGCCGACAGTACGTGAAGGGCCACACGCTGGACGCAGCGCTGCGCGGCGCATAGTCGCCAGCAGTGTTTCGGGGGGACGGAGGTCCCCGGGTCGCTGGTGAATACTGGCGGCCCGGGGGCTGACGACCTCCACAACAGAAGAGAAGAGGAGAACCGTCCCCATGTCAGGAAAGAACGTAGGACAGAAGACCAAGGATGCGGCCACGGCCGTACTGGACGACCAGCAGGGCCGGCAAGTGGGCACTGCGAAGGTCCCGCTGGCAGATCCGAACCCCGAGGCGCGCACGGTCGGCGAGGCACTGGAAGACGAGCGAAAGGCGGAGACCGCGACGCCCGAGGAAATGGAGGGCTACGCGGAGAAGCTCCACAAGTTGGAGCAGAGAGAGTCTGCAGCCAACCTCCGTGAGAAGCAGCTGGGAGAGGCCGAGAAGACCCTGGCCGGCATCGCACAGGGCCTCAAGGGCCAGGTCGACGAAGCCCAGGCGGATACCATCCAGGCTCGCGCTGATCTCGAAGCGGAGAAGCTCGACAACGCCACCACGGACGAGGTGAAGGAAGCAGACCTCGTTCACGTCCAGGCCGCATGTGTCCAGGGTCGGAAGGGTCGCGACGCCGTCTGGGCCCAGGGTGGCAATGTCATCTTCACCGACCACAAGGGCAAGCGGGTCTCGCTGAAGAGCGGTGAAACCTACTGGGTGACTGCCGAGCAGGTGAAGCGCACGAACCGCACCCCGCACTGCCTGCGCTTCGTCGAGCCCGGCAGCCAGGAGGTCGGCGGAGAAATCACCGAAGAGGCCAGAGCACCGGGGAGCCAGGTCTGATGAGCGTCCTCACGCCGGCAGAACTCGCGACGTACCTCGTCCTCGTCGAGGACACTGTCCCGATGCAGCTCGCAATCGACAAGGCGGAAGCAGCTGCCGCGAGCTGGATCGGGATCGATACGTTCGAAGAATCTGCCGGCGAAGAGGCCGTCCTGGTGAAGGGCATGGCTGGGACAATTCTCCCGGTCGGCCGCAACGAGGCCCTACTGGTCGACGTGACGGCCATGGTGATCGACAACTCAGCGGCCGACCTGACGAAGATGTCCGTCCACTGGTGGGACATCGGCTACCGAGACGGATTCGGCCAGGGCGCTGAAGTGGCGATCACCTTCGACAAGGGGTTCCTGACCTCCGCTGCGATGCCCGACCCGATGCGCCTGGCCCTGCTGCAGTCTGCCAGGTGGTTTCTGGATGACGAGGACTATGGCTCCAAGGGCAGGGGCGCCCCGATGTCCGAGCGCTTCGGGGACTGGGCGGCCGCCTGGGCCGATGCTGGCCTGATGGGCGACCCGATCCCACGGCACGCCCAACGCGACCTCCTGCAGTACCGGCGGCCCAGGCTATGAGTCTGCTCGCGCACACCGACCTCGGCCGATTCCTCGGGATGGAAGCCGGGGAGATCACGGGCCGCCAGTCCCAGCTGCAGCGCGCCTGCGATATGGCCGAGCTGGCCTTTGCTGCTTCCATCGACGAGCTGCAGGTGACCTCTGACCAGCAGATTGCCGAGCTGGCGCTGGAGATCTCTCTGGCCGGAGGCCCCATCCCAGTGGAGGACGGAGTGGTGAAGCGGATTGCAGACCTGACCATCGAGGGCCGCCCCTCTCCGCTCTTCGGAGCGCTCTCCTCCACCTGGTACCTGATGAGGGTGAAGGGGTTCCTGGAGCGCGGCACGGCGCTCCTGCAGTGGAAACACGGCTATTCGGACATCAGCGCAGTGCCGCGACAGCGCCTGGTGCGCCTGCTGAATCTGGCAGAGGACTTCTACGCCTCGGAGACACGCAAGCTCGCACTCGGGCGGCGAGGCTCGAAGCCCGGCCCCCCGACATATCCGGTCAGTTTCGACCCCGCAGCCAGCAAGGTGGCGCCCTCTGAGCGCGTGCGGCATATCGCCAGAGGCCGAGCCGGGGACAAGCCCGTCGACGTGGCCAGTGATCGGCTGCCCTCTGGTGTGGGCCCGAGAACCGGAGAGGTGCGGCCGTGAGCATTCGCGGCCTGCTCATCCACCGATGCAGCGTCTGGCAGACAGCCTATGGCGCAGCCGACGCCTCGGGCGGATTCGCGAGGACGAACGACGTCGAGTCAGGGGCAGCCGACGAAGAGGACGTGCTCTGCCGGCTCAACGAGCTGAGCTATGCGGATCGAAGGGTCCTGCAGAGCGAGCAGGCCGACGCCCGATATGCGCTCTACTTGCTGCCCGACGCTGCCGTCATCCGTGGGAATCAGATCCAGCTGACGAGCCCCAACATGCCCATCGAGACGATGCAGGTCGAAATCGTGGTCCTGTCGAGCAATCGAAACCTATACAAGAAAGCTTTTCTATCTGGTCGACGGCGGCGTAAGCCAGGCGGCGTCTGACATGGGGGTGCGATGGCATCAAGAAAACCTTCTGCGATTCGCGAGCAAGGAAACCGTGGTTCTGATGCACGCGATCGGCGCGGACCTTCAATCCCAGATGGTCGCGTTGATTTCCGTCAAGGCGAAGACTCGCACGAACGCGAGAGGGAGGAAGGTCGCGATCGACAAGGCGACCCCAGGAGCGCCCCCCCGCGTAGTCTCCAGCCACTTACACGGTAAAATCGAGTTCACGGTTGAGGGCCGCCACTTGATCCGCCGGAAGATCCGGACACGAGCAGGCACGAACGTGATCTACGCACGAAAACTCC